TGTTTCTTCTATCTTGCCATTTCATAGCATTGAAAGCTAAAGGGTTTGTAATTAGCTTAAAAATTCCTTCTTCAAGAACTTCTGAAACTCTCATTTGAAATTCTTTTTGATGCTTTTACTTGGTTGCTTTTTGGTAAGGATTCAACCGATAGAAAAGATTTTGAAATCAAAACTCTCGATATCGTTGGAAAAGCAATTCCACAAATCGACCACGAAGTAACGGCCGTTGTAGAAGTAAACGGAACCAATAACACTATCAAACGTGTTCTTAGAGAAAATTGGGTTAAGAAAAGAGGAAATGAAGAAAGAGAATTTTCTGGAAACGTTACTGAGTACTACTGGAACGGAGTGCCGATGCAACAAAAAGAATTTCAAATGAGAGTTTCAGAAGTTCTTGAAGAAGGAATTTTTAAGCTAATTACAAACCCTTTAGCTTTCAATGCTATGAAATGGCAAGATAGAAGAAACATTCTTACTGCTATGGCACCAATCAGCGATGAAGAACTTGCTAATGGTAACGAAGCCTTTGAGAAACTTCTAAATGATGCTAAAGCTTACAAATCACTTGAGGAATACAAAAAAATGATTTCCGCTTCAATTAAGAAAGCAAAAGAGGATATCAAGTTAATACCAGCTCGAGTTGATGAAGTAACACGACAAAAGCCAGAAGCACTTGATTTCGTTAAAATACAATCTGATTTGGAAGCGAAAAACATCGAGCTTCAAGAAGTTGATACCAAAATTCAAAATGCGAATTCAAGTATCGACGGACTTGTAAAGGAAAGAAAAGACCAATCAATTGCAATTGGAAATCTTGAGAATGAAATTACCAACATTGAATCGGCAGCACGTAACCAAGCCAATCAACCAGCCGACAATTCAGAACTAACAAAGCTTACCTCTGAATTACAAAACAAAAATGCTGATTTGGTAAGCGCACAAAACGGAGTTAAAACACTAACTGATTCAGTTGAAAACAAAAAAGCCCGAGTTACTGACTTAGTTTCTCAAATGGATGCAAAGCGCAACCAATGGACGGCAGAAAATGCTAAGACCTTTGTTTTCGACGAAGAAGATTGTAAATGTCCTACATGCCAAACGAAATTCGAACCAAGTAAGGTTGAGGAAAAAAGAAGCGAATTGCTTTTAAACTTCAATAATAATAAAACAGCAATTCTAAACAGAATCAATGCTGATGGTGCATCGCTAAAACAAGAAAAAGAAAATCTTGAAAGCGAAATCAAAGCACTTGAAGAACGAATTTTAAAAGGAAATGATTTGATTACTTCTTTGGGTGGAGAGATTACAAAAATCAAAGCAAATATTGAAACTTTAAATTCCGGTGCAACTGATCAACCTCGAGATACAAATTTAATTTACGAATGCATTCTTTCTGAAAATGAAGTTTACAAAGCTAAAAAGAAAGAAGTTGAAGAATTAAAATCGAAACTTGTTGACGTACCAGAAATTGACAACGCCTCTTTAGTGGAACAGAGAAGATTGATTGTTGAAGAAATCGACAACTTGAAAGGTCAACTAAACATTAAAGCTCAAATCGATAGTTGCAACACTAGAATTCAAGAATTGAATGACCAAGAAAAAACACTTTCTCAGCAAATTGCAAACGTTGAAAAAATTGAGTTCGCCATTGAGAAATTCAACAAACTAAAAGTTGATACTCTGGAAACAACAATCAACCAACGCTTCAAACACGTTAAATTTAGAATGTTTGAGGACCAAATAAACGGTGGGGTTGCCGAGTGTTGCGATGCTCTTATTGATGGAGTTCCTTTTTCAGATGCCAATACAGCTTCAAAAATTAATGCTGGAATTGATATCATAAATACTCTTTGTGAATTCTACCAAGTTACAGCTCCAATTTTCATCGATAACCGAGAAAGCATAGTTGACCTTATCGAATGTGAAAGTCAAATAGTGAATTTGATAGTATCTGGTGGCGATAAAAAATTACGTGTAGCGTAATGGATGCTAAGCAATACATAGGCTTCTTTTATGGAAACAAAAAAGAAGCCTTAATTCAATTAGATAAGTCAATTGCTCTTTACGAAAATTCTCCAAATAATCACACTCCAAAAGTGAAAGATAGAATTCTTAAGTATAAAAGTTTGAGAGAAGAAATTCAAAAACTGATTGACAATGAACGAGCACAAAATTAAAAGAAACTCCGACGGAACTCTCGCTGAAAATTGCAAAGAAAACATCGGAGTAAAAATCGGCAGTTTTGATTGTACTGCCAATTGTCCTCACAACGAGAACACCAAAAAAGAAATACAAGAACAGGCTTTCGATTTAGAATTCGTTAGATGTCAAAAAATTAATAATAATCAATTACTAATAAATTTATAAAATGAGCGCAAATCAAAACACAGCGGTTGCACAACAAGTAAAAAACGATATTTCAACACAGGTATTAGCTAAGATAGAGGCTTTTAAAAATTCTGGAGAATTAGCAATCCCAAAAGATTACAACGTTGAAAACGCCTTAAAATCGGCTTACATTATTTTATCAGACCCGAAGAATAATATTCTTGCAAAATGTGATAAAGCTTCAGTTGCTGAGGCTTTATTAAAGATGGTTGTTTACGGAGTTTCACCAATTAAAAAGCAATGTTATTTCATTCCTTATGGAGAAAAATTAGAATGTTCCATTTCTTACGCTGGTAACATTGCAATTGCAAAGCGTTACGGAAAACTAAAAAGCATAAAAGGAAACGCAATTTTCAAAGGCGATACATTCGAATTTGAAGTAGACTCACTAACTGGCCGTAGAAAGATTATAAAACACTCTCAAACTTTAGAGAGCATCGGAACTAACGAAATTATCGGAGCGTATGCGGTTTATGAATTAGTAGACGGAACAACTGATGTTGAAGTAATGAACATTAACCAAATTAAAATGGCTTGGGGGCAAGGTGGAAGCAAAGGCGGTTCGCCAGCGCATAAAAACTTTGCAGACCAAATGGCAATCAAAACAGCTATAAATAGAGCTTGTAAATTACTAATCAGTAGTTCTGATGATTCAGTTCTTTATGATCCATTAGAAGACGAAAAAGTGATTGATGTTACAGACGCTAATGTTCAGCAAGAAATTAAGAACCATGCTAACAAAGAATCCTTAGACTTTTCGAAAGTCGAAGAAGCCGAGGTGGTTGAAGAAGAAACCGTTCAAGTTCAAGAATCAGAGCAATTAAACTTCAAAGAAGAAGCAGTTGCTGGAGGTCCAAATTTCTAAGTAATGAAACTTAAAGTAATTGGAACTGGAAGTTCTGGTAATGCATACATCCTCAGTAATGGGGATGAGGCATTGCTTATCGAGTGCGGTGTTAACATCAAAGAAATAAAACAAGCCTTAGATTTTGATTTTAGCAAGGTAGTTGGATGCATTGTAACACACGAACATCAAGACCATTGTAAGTCAATAAATGAGATTTTAAAAGTCGGTATTAACGTATGGACAGGCGCAAAAACTCTCGTTGCTCTTGATGTCAGAAATCAACATAGAGCTAATGTATTAGCATCTAGACAAATCATTCAAATCGGAAACTTTAAAATTATGGCTTTCGATGTTCAGCATGATGCTGCCGAACCATTAGGTTTTTTAATTGAGCATCCAGATTGTGGCAAAACTCTTTTCTTAACAGATACGAATTATTGCAAATACACATTTCCTGGACTAAACAATATTATCATCGAGGCTAATTTCTCAAAGGAAATCATCGATAGGAAGTTTGGAGCTGATAGCGGAAAGGAATTTTTAAGAAACCGAATTTTAAAATCTCACTTCTCACTTGCAAACTGTAAGGATATGTTGTCAGCAAATGACCTATCGCAAGTAAACAACATAGTTTTAATACACCTATCAGATAGCAATTCTGATGAAAGACAATTCAAAAAAGAAGTAACTGAATTGACTGGTAAAAACGTGAGTGTAGCTTCTAATGGAATGGAAATCGAATTTAATAAAACACCTTTTTAGTTATGGCATTAATTTTTTTACAACCACACCATATCAACCCAGTTGTTGATTGTGTAAAAAAGCGAATGGAAGTTATCAAAAAACGACTTCTGAAAGATAATGACTGGGGCGATTACTCAGAGGATGGTTTAATTCATAAATGCTGTGATGCATCAGATGAATTTTACCGACTTTCTCAAGCTTTGGAAGAAATCCGAAAGGGATTAGTAAAACAACAAACTTCGGGTGATTAGTTATGAAAGTAGAAGATTTAATAACAGACGCTGCAATTGAAATTGTATTCAATAATACAAACTTTGGAAATAGAACTCCGAGAGAATTAATCGCAAAAGAATTAGACCAAGTTAATCGAGGACAACATATTGGACATACAATGCAATGCTGTCTTTTGGAACTTGGCTTAATTGTATCGAGTTCTTATAAAAAATATTTTGTAACTGAAATCGGAAAAAAATATCTTGAAATTTTATCACAATAACCAATGATTTACAATCCATCAAATCCGCTCCATGTTCATCAAGCTATTGCGAAAGTTAAGTATTTCATAGAGCAAGGAAAACGATTCGAATTAAAAGCCAAAAACGACAGAAGAAGCATTGCTCAAAACAGCTATCTGCATTTGATTTTAACTTGGTTTGGACTTGAAACTGGTTACACTTTAGAAGAAGTCAAACAGGACATTTTCAAGAAAATTGTAAATCCGAATACTTTCTATGATGGTGAGCATGAAGGGAAGATTGAAGGATTGAAAATTGAAAGGTGGCGAAGTACTGCAAGTTTAGATACTGCAGAAATGACTTTAGTAATTGATCGGTTTAGAGATTATTCAGCAAAGGAGCTCGGGATATATCTTCCAGAGCCTAGCGATTTAGCATTAATACAAGAATTAGAAAACGAAATTAGTAAACACTCAAATCAGCAGTATTTATGAAAAATTTAAAATTTAGAGCGTGGGATAAGTTCAATGCTCAATATTGGTATAGTGAAAAGCACGAAAATTTAGGTGACTTTTTTAAGAAAATGCAACATCTAATTGATGGCGATAATGATATTGTTTTTGAACAATTTACTGGGTCAATTGATAAAAATGGAAAAGAAATTTATGAAGGGGATATTGTTAAGGCTAATCAAGAAACTATTTTTCAAATAGAATGGTTTATAGATGAATCTGAATATTGTTGTAATGGATTTGGGTTTAAAACAAATGGATGGTTATCTACTGAATTAGATGTAATAGGCAACATTTACGAAAACCCTGAACTTTTAAATTCTTAAGTTATGAACACAGACAAAAACCCAGCTGTATTAGAATTAGATTTTAATCAGTTACAACACATCGAAAACAAAACTTCTAACCAAGAACATTTCGAAAGAAATAAAGATAAATTTTCAAAGCAATGCAAATTGGTTTATGAAGCGCTTTTAAGAGGCGAAAAACTAACCACTACAAAAGCATTGCTTGATTATGGTATTGGCGATTTACGTCGTCGAATTAAAGACCTCAAAGATATTTGGAACGTTCCTGTTCTTGATAAATATGTTGATGGAAAATTCAAAGAGTATTATTTAAACCTTAATAACAATTAGAACCATGCAGGACGTAAAAGAAAAAAAAGAAGAAAAAGTCTTCACAATTAATGCAGATAAATTAAGCAAAAAACTTGCTGAAATGTCAGATAAAGAAGTCGAAATTAAAGGAGCGACAATCAATGATGCTCTTTGTAATTATTCATACGAGCTTCTAAAAGGGAAAACAAAAGGCGATACTCTAAGCCGAAAAGGAGCGCACATTGTTCATGATGATTTACAAATCACATTTGATAATTTGAATGTGTTTTTAGCTCATTTAGATGATGCTTACACGGGCAACAAAAACACAACGCCTTTGAAAGAATTAGAGCAAGAAAGCGAAACCGAAAAGTATTATGTAACCGGATTTAGTATTTCTGGAGTTGAAGAAAACCGAGCTGTTATTCTTTCTGGATGGAAAGAAGTTAGTGAAGGAGTTATTAAATTCCAATCTCCAAAAGTAAAATATTCTGGTTCTTATCTTTACTTAAGTGAATTGAAAGAAAGAGTTCAAAATGCAATTGATGAAGTGGAAAAATACATGGGTGGAAAAACTGCACCACAAGAAGATCCAAATCAAGTTCACATGGATTTTGCAAGTGAAGATGCTGCTTTTGAAAAAGCTAAAGTAGAATAGTATCATGGCTTTTCAACTACGTCCTTACCAATCGGAATCAATTAATTTAAGTGTTGATTATCTTAAAGGAAGTTCAAACGAAAACGCATTAGTTATCTTACCAACTGGTTCTGGAAAGTCTGTTGTAATTGCTAAAATATTAGAACCGCTGGAGGGCAAAACAGTTGTCCTCCAGCCTTCAAAAGAAATTTTAGAACAGAATTATGAAAAGTTTTCTAACTACGGAAAAGCATCTATTTACAGCGCATCTGCTGGAGAGAAAAGAATTGACAAAGTAACCTTTTGCACCATTGGCAGCATCATAAATAAAAAGCATTTATTTAAAGGATTGGAAAATATTCTAATTGATGAATGTCATTTAGTTAATTCGGATGCTGGAATGTACAACGAGTTCATTAAAGCATTTCCAAAAGCCAAAGTCTTAGGTTTAACAGCCACTCCTTACAGATTAGAAACAACTTCTACTGGTCCGCAACTTACATTTCTAACTAGAAGCACACCAAGAATTTTTAATAAGGTTTTATATTATGTTCAAAACGATGTTTTATTTAATGCTGGTTATCTAGCAGAATTAGAATATTACAATTTTGATGTTATTGACCGATCAAAACTTGAAGTTAATAGTTCAGGAACTGACTTTACTCAGACATCGCTAAGAAGATATTACAAGTCAATCGACATGCCTTCTCGAATAGTTAAAAACGCCTTGACAATTTTAAGTAAAAGAAAAAACCTTTTAATTTTTTGCTCACTAATTGAAGAAGCAATTGCAGTTCATAAACGAATACCAGGATCTGCAATCTTAACTGGAGAAACAAAAAAGGAAGAACGAGAAAAAATACTAAGCCAGTTTAAAAACGGAAAAATTAGATGTTTGATAAATGTCGGAGTATTGACCACTGGTTTTGATTTTCCAGCATTAGAAGCAGTTCTTATGGCTCGTTCTACAATGTCATTATCACTTTACTATCAAATAGTAGGTCGAGTGATGCGAATTTTCACGTATGCCGACGGAACTAAGAAAAAAGGATGGTTTGTAGATATGGGTGGAAATATAAACTTCTTCGGTAAAATAGAGACTATGAAAATTGTTGATAATGACGGCTATTTATCAATTTGGAATAATGGCCGACAATTAACTAATGTACCATTCGTAAAATAAAAATTATTATGGCTAGAGATAAAAAATCATTCGTTTTATATTCAGATTCTCAAAGTTTAATTAAGCAATTGCCAGATGATGTTGCGGGTAGATTATTGAAACATATTTTCGCTTACGTGAATGATGAAAATCCAATTAGTGATGAGCTTCTTGTCAATATTGCATTTGAGCCAATCAAAAATCAACTAAAAAGAGATTTAAAAAAATATGAAATCTCTAAGGAAATAAAAAGTCAAGGCGGAAGAATGGGAAACCTAAAGCGTTGGAATTTAGATTTATATAATCAGGTACTTAAGAAAGAACTTTCAATAGAAGATGCAGAAAAAATTGCAGAAAATCGCAAAGTATCGCATAGCGATGTTGAGCGATCGCATAGCGATGTTGAGCGATCGCATAGCGATAAAAAAATCGCTGTAAATGATAATGTAAGTGTAACTGTTAATGTAAATGATAATGTAAATGTATCTACTAACGTAGATGTTGATGAAAAGAAAAATTTCGACGACGACTTTCAAAATTTTAAAATTCTTTTCTATAAAAATTTATCAGAAGATTTTGATTTCACTTTTGAAATTCAAAAAATAAAAAATCAACTCGATGAAGAAATTTCAGAAAATCAAAAAACATTTTTATCACAAAAACTAAATTTCTTGATTTCTGAAAAAAGAAAAAAAGTTCCGCCAAAAAAAGAAAATTCACATCAGGCTTTTGTGGATGAACTAAAAATCAGTTCCGAATGGCTTGGTTTAATTTCAATGCAAAACAAAAATATTCCAATTGAATCAATAATTTCAAAACTAGATGAATTTACCAAGCATCTAAAAACTAGCTTTAAAATACATGAGACAAAAACTGAATTTGTAAATCACTTTAAAAGCTGGCTTCCAAAGAAAATACCAGACAAACCAAACTCAGTTCTAACCCATAATCGATAAGTCATGGCTAAAAAGAAAAAAAAGATAAATGAATTTTCAAGAGCTATTTCAGTTCTTCCAAAAGATGAAGCCTTTGAGGTTTTAGATGAAGCTTCACTTAAAGAAAAATTTAGTCATCTTTCAAAAGAAGATGTTGATTTCTACACAACGCCAGTTAAGATGCTTGAAGATAATGGCTTTGTTGGAATTCACAAATACAACGAATTGATTTCTAAACGTTCCTCTTTTAATAATTGGAATTTTTTAAATCCAGAATCTCAACCAAAAGAACTTTCGCCTCTGGAAAAATCACAAATTTTACAATACGAAACGGAAAAAGTTATTTCGGATAAAGAGAAGCAAGCGAAAAGCATCGAATATTTGAGCTCTGTGCGTTCTGATGGTAAAAAAACCTTTGAAACGATAAAAGGGATTGAATTAAATAAATCGAACCTATATCACGGCTTTCTGCAAGTCTTTAAAAAATTCACTGGTTTTGAATATGAAAAAACACCAGATGCAATTGCAAACCTTGAAGTTGTAGTTAAATATTTCGCTCAAGATGAAAGTTTTAAAGATTGTAAAAGATTAATAACACATATACCTGGCTTCTCAATTCCATTAGAACCAAGTTTTAAAAAAGGTTTACTGATTGTTGGTAACTACGGAAATGGTAAAAGCACCATTCTAAAATGTTTTGAATTAATGATCAATCACAATTACAACATTGCGAAAGAAAAGCATTGGGATAATTTCAGAGATTGGGAATATTCAAGATTTAAAATTGTGAATTGCCATGATTTAGTTTCGGAGTTTGAAGGTTTAAATAGTCCAGAAGCGAAAGCAAATTTTTATAGACAATATTCTTCTTTCAAATTTTCTTTTGATGATTTGAAAAAGGAAAAATTAGCTTCCAACTACGGAATAACAAATGTTGTTCAATCAATTTTGGAGAAGCGATACGACAAGCAAGTAAAGACGTTTGGAACTTGTAACTATCCAGAAAATGAGCCAAACGATTTGAGTAAAGCATTATTTGAATTTTCGCAAAAATACGGTGGCCACATTTACGACAGAATCTTTCAAATGTTTAACATCGTTGAGTTTCAAGGAAAATCTTATAGAAAATAGCAATGAAAAAAATACTTATCGGAATAGATCCAGATACCGAAAAATCGGGAGTCGCTTTTCTTCAAGGCGACCAACTGAAACTACAGAACCTTACTTTCTTCGAATTGTTTGATATGCTCAAATTTTATAAAGAGAAAGAAGTAAAACCAACGGTCTACGTAGAATGCGGATTTTTAAACAAATCCAATTGGCACAAAAAAAACGCATACTCTGCAGCAATGAATTCTAAAATCGGAGAAAGAACCGGTGCTAACTTTGAAACTGCAAAAAAGATTGTTGAAATGTGTATTTACTTAAAATTACCTTATGAACAGGTGAGGCCAAGCAAAAGCAAAACTTCAAACGAATACTTTAAATCAATAACTGGAATTCAAACCAGAACCAATCAGGAAACTAGAGACGCATTTATGTTAATCTGGGGTAGATAGTTTTATTTATCAAGCCAGTTTGCAATTCCCGTTAAATCAATCGTTAAAGATAAAAATGGAGAGCCTGCTAAAAAATTTCCATCAAATGCTTTTTCGACTAAACTTCTCTTCATTCTTCTATCGGGTTCGAAGGTAAATTTTATAAAATAGTTGTAAGCATCTAGGCTTTCAAAGTCGTTTTCATTTATTTCATTAACTCTTTTTAGCAGCATTAAGTACATTTCTTTATCAACTGTTCCGTCTGAATTATGCTGAGTGATTGCTTTTCCGAGAAAATTATTAATATCGGAGATTAAAATTTTTCTTTTTTCCATTTTCAATATTTTTTAACAAAGGTATATTTTACCTAGATAACAAAAAAACATTTCTTAAAAGTCTAGTATTAATATAATTAACCTAAACTTTTTAAGGTATTCCTTTCACATCAAAATTTATCAACCCAATATCGCTCTACTAACGTGGAGAGGATTCTCACATCTAAAAATTAAATTATGAAACCATCAAATGCATTTAAAGAAACAATCAAAAATTACCTAGAAAAACGAGCTTCGGAAGATACTTTGTTTACTGAAACTTTCAAAAAAACAAACAAAAGCCTTGATGAATGTTGCAATTACGTAATGAAATGCGCCAAAGAAGGTGGAGCTGCTGGATATTCAGACGAAGAAGTTTTCGGTTGGGCAGTTCATTACTACGATGAAGACGATATCAAAAACATCAAGCCAATTTCTGGGAAAGTTATTGTAAATCATTCTGTAGAACTTTCAGAAGAAGAAAAAGCTGCCATTAAGCAAAAAGGAATTGATTTAGCAATTCAAGAAGCCAAAGAAGAAGCTAAAAAATCTCTTTCTGAAACAATTGAGCTTGACGAACAGGATATCATAGAAGCTAAAAAAATAGCAATGGTAAAAGTCGTTGATGAACAGAAAGAAAAATTAGTCAAAAAGAAAACGGCTAAAAAAGTTGAGACAGTAACTGAAGTTGAACAAGATTTATTCTCTATGTAATGAAACCAAAAACTAGACTTCAAGTTGAGGTTTGGGATCTTCACAAAAGATTACCAGAACCAAAAAAGCAAGAGCCATTTGTTATTTCAAATCATGCTGCATACTACACAACTCACTATAAAAATTTAGTTTGTTTGGAATGCAATCACCAATGGAAACCAGCTCAACCATGGCAAGAAGAAGTTATCGGAGTTGAATGTCCTTCGTGTAAAAATAAACTTCATAAAGTGCATACTGAAAATGGAGGCTTTGCTAAAAGAATTATAACTTATTCAATTGTTCATGTAGTTGAAAGATTTCAAGTTTTTAGATATTTTTCTTGTACCAAAATTTTAAGAAAAAACAAACTTCCAGAATATACTTTCAAATCGTTATTCGAAGAATGGATTGATTACGATAAAAACAAATCAGTAATTATTGGAAGAACTCAAAGTTGGAGTGGAGACGGTTTTAGTTGGTCTGATTATGAAGTTAGATATAAATCTCAAAGCTCAGGATGGCGTGGCAATCCTTACGATGGTTTTTCTTCAGACATTAATTGTCCTGGTGCTGAATTTCTTCCAAGATTTGAAAAGTACGGAGTTAATAATCAATCACACAATTGTGATCATCGATTTTTATTAAGAAGAATTGAAGATTCTAAAATAGAAACTCTTTTAAAAGCTAATCAAAACGAGCTTTTAGTACATGCAATTCATAAAGATTCAAACTATAATAGATTCTGGCCACAAATTAAAATTGTACTTCGAAACAAGTATAAAATTACTGATGCTGGTATCTGGTATGACTATCTAGAAACACTTCGATACTTTGGTAAAGATTTACATTCACCAAAATATATCTGTCCTAAAAACTTAAAAAAGGAGCATGATAGATGGATGAAAAAGAAAAATGAAATTCTACGACTTGAGGCGATTGAACAAGAAAAACAACGAGTGATCAATCGTCAAAAAAAACTTGAAGATGCTGAAAAAAACTACATCGAAAGAGTAAAGAATTTCTTCAAATTAAAACTTGTCAGTGGCGATATCTCTATTCAGGTTCTTAAAAGCATTAACGAATTCAAGGAAGAAGCTGAAGCTTTAAATCATTGTGTTTATTCAAATGAATATTACTCGAGAGAAAAGTCGCTTATTCTTTCTGCTAAGGTTAATGGCGTAAGAACTGAAACTATTGAAGTTGATCTAAAGAACTTTAAAATATTGCAATCTCGAGGTATCAGAAATAACTCAACACCATATCATGACCAAATAGTTGACTTGGTGAAATCAAACATTAATAAAATTCAAAAATTGGCTCAACAGCCATCAAAACAAAAAACAAATTCTAAAAAACAAGCAGCATGAAAATCATCCTAAACACATCGGTATTATTAAAAAATTTACAAGTTCTAAGCGGAGTTCTTAACTCGAGCAATACAATGCCAATTCTTGACAATTTCCTTTTTGAGATTGAAAATAAGAACTTAAAAATCACAGCTTCCGACCTCAAAACGACAATGAATGTCAACATGGATGTTGATTTTGATATTGAAGAAGGAATTGGATATCATTACGCTGTTCCAGCAAAAATTTTGATTGATATTTTAAAAACCTTACCTAATCAACCATTGACGTTTACTTTTGATAATAACAGTAAGCTTGAAATCACATCGGAGTCGGGAGTTTATGAAATTCCTTATTCCGACGCAAAAGAATATCCGGTTTTGGAATCTTTAGAAAATCCATCGACAACAACGATTTCATCAAAGATTTTAGAAAATGCAATCAGCAAAACAATCTTTGCTACAGGAACTGATGATTTGCGCCCAGTAATGACTGGAGTTCTTTTTCAATTATCAACTACTTCATTAACTTTTGTGGCCACAGATGCTCACAAATTGGTGAAATATCAAAGAACTGATATAACTTCAAGTGAAGATGCTGATTTTATCATGCCGAAAAAACCATTAAACGTTTTGAAAACAATCTTCTCAACTTTAAAAGAAGATGAAGAAGTTGAAATTAATTACAACATTTCAAACGCAACATTCTCTTTCAAAAATTGTGTTTTGAATTGCCGATTGATTGATGGTAAATATCCAAACTACGAAGGAGTAATTCCAAAAAACAACTCTAAAAAATTAGTAGTTGATAGATCCAGACTTATTAATTCGGTTTCATGTGTTTCTATCTTCTCAAACAAGCAAACGCATCAAGTTAGATTGAAAATCGCGGGTAATGAATTAAATCTATCAGCAGATGATAAAGACTATTCTAACAAAGCAGACGAGCGTTTGACTTGTGATTATGAAGGCGACGATATTATGATCGGTTTTAATTCTAAATTTTTACTTGAAATGCTGAAGAACTTAAAATCTGATGAAATTCAAATTGAAATGTCCGAACCAAATAGAGCTGGAGTATTGAGCCCGATTGATGGACTAGAAGAAGGCGAAACGATAACGATGTTGGTTATGCCATCACTTATCACTCAGTAATGAGTTTTAACCATTTGTCAGAAGTCCAAAAACAGCGCATAATCGAATTATTTCTATGCTCAGATGATAGAAGATTGAAAACTATTTCAAGCATAGTCGGAGTGTCAGAAATGACCGTTTCAAATGTTGTTCAGGACTTCTACGATGGTAAAATAACATTTGAAAGAGGAAACTTCAAAATTTACAATTCAGAAATTAATAAATTCTAAAATCATGAAAAAATTATTATTGATGCTATTCATTAGCATAGGTGCAACGGCACAAAACAAAGATAGAAACTTCGAAGTTCTTTTTAGTTTAGGAATAGATCCAAGAATGGCAACATTAGGACCGCATATTGAACGAGAAAATAACAAACCAAGTTTAGACTATGAAGTCTCTTTTGGTTTAGAATGGGAAAAAAGCCGAATCATGGCTCAATACAAAAATCATAAAGCGGTGAATTTTGAAAAATTCACTTTGCAATATGATTTAAAAAGAAACCCTTTTAAAAATATTTACGTCTATGGTGGGTTAGAATATAGTTTAATTAAGAAAAAACACCCAGACGCATCTTATGACCAACCTGATAATTATCGGGATGTAACTATCAATCCAATCATTTTTGGTGGAAATTTAGAATTGCAATGGAAGTTTTATGATGATAAATTTGGAATTGCTTCTCAGTTTTCAATTTACCAATCAGAAGATGAACTCCGAGATTATAAAAGGTTCCGAAAGGAAGTTACAATCACATTATTTATCTACTTGTAAACCTATCAAATCATTAAAAATGAAAAAATTATTCTATTACCAACCGATTATAAAACCAGTTGCAAGTAATGGCTCTGAAAGATTTGGAGTACATGCAGTAACGCAAATTTGGAGCGAAACTTCAGTAGTTAAGATGGAGCTTTCAGTTTTCGGAAATTCAACTTCAGAAGCAATTGAAAAATTAAAGGCATCACTCAAAGGCGAGAATGAAGCAATTGAGTTGCCTTGTGAGTATTATTTGTGTGGCCAAGAAGTAATTAAGCAATTCAAACCTTTTCATGTCTCAAAATCATTCAAAAGCGGTTTTCAAAATGATGAAGATTTATATTTTGTTGCTTGGTTGCATTATGATGAGTTAGAAAAGTATTATAAACAGTTTGTTGAGCCAAATGAAGATTACGATGCCGATTTTTGGGCAAATGAATGTATTCCTGGCACTATGGATGTTCTTCGAATAAGCATGAGAAAAGCTAAGGCTTCAGGATTGTTTCGTGAGATATCTGAAAAGCTAGATTTAACGATGCATAAAAACCAAGCAATGACCATATGCAATTTGGCGCAAAAATACAATTGCAATCCAGTTCAATTAATTGATAAATACTTGTAGTTATGACTAAAGATGATTTAAAAAAAATAGAATATAGTTCTTGGCGAAATGGAAACGAATGGACTAATGAAGAATTAGATTTTATAATAAAACATGAATGCAATTGTGATGAATGCGGAGAAAGTGTAGAAGAATTTAGTGATTTTCCTGAATTGTTAATTGAAGAAGATGAATTTCTTTGTGAAGAATGTTATGGACAAAAGTACAGAGTAATTTGTCCTATTTGCGAAAACAGTTACGACATTAAAGATGGAGAAAGTGAATATTCTGTAAAAAATGAATACGATGCAAAAGAAGATAATGAAGTTGCAGGAATTTATCGTAATCAAAATCTTATAATTCCTATAAAGATTAATGAATTGAAAAAGATTGATTGTGGAGAACATTGTTGCGAAGTTTATTCAGATGATATCTGTCTTGATTGTGTTACAGATTTGGTCCGCAAAGATAATTTTATAAAATCTCACGGAAATGGAACTCCTTGTGTTCTTATAAAAAAATATGAAAACGATTCTATATTTAAAGATTGGACTCCAGAGCGATTCAAAAGAACTAGACAAAAACTTATTCATCAAAGAATAACTATTCGTGGTATTATTCAACAAGCTAACCTAAAAAGGCTATAAACATAATTTATTCATTAAAAAGGCTATGACTAGTAATTGCAAAATATATAAGTTTGTTGTAAAATATGTTAGATTTTTAAATATATTTGTAATGTAATATCTGTGGTGGATTTGTTACAATAGAAAATAAAACATTTTTTGAAAAAACCTTAAAAGGAGTAGAGCCACCACCTCGAAACTTTTAAGTTTTTATGTTTTTACATTTATTATCAAAAATGAAGCACAATAAATTATCTGGTCACGGCAGAATAAGAATACCATTAGGAGAAAAATCACATGTTAGAGGAAATCCATCTGGAGGCTGGAAACTAGAATGTTTATGTGGCTTTTCTGAAATTGGATTCAAAAACAAAAGAGAATTAGAGTCAGCTTACGTTGAACATATTCAAAGTTCATTACCAATTTGCAATATCTGTAATGAGAAAAAAGCTACCAGAGAAATGTCTAAAAGCTGTGATACTATTTGTAAAAAATGTTCTTCAGCAAAAGCAAAACAATGGTCAATTGACAACCCAAATGAATGGGAGCGACAAAGAAGAAAAAGCCATTTAAAAAAGAAATACGGAATTACTATCGAAGATTACGATAAAATGGTTTTACAACAAAATAATTCATGTGCAATATGTGAGGGTGGTTTAATTGATTCTCGAGGATTTAGACCTCATATTGACCATTGTCATACGACTGGAAAAGTCAGAGGAGTTCTCTGTGGCGACTGCAATAAAGCACTTGGAATGTTTAAAGATAGTATAGATAGAATTCAAAAAGCATATAATTATTTACTTAAAAATATTAATTCATGAAAGCACTTTCCATTAAGCAGCCCTACGCTAGTTTGCCAGAATCAGAATTAGAAAAAAATGTAATGCTTTGGAGAGAAGAAGATGCTATTATTGATATTTCAGCATCACAACTTGATGAAAATCAATTTATCAGTGACCATCACGATGAAGGATGTATTCCTGAAAGTGAAGCATTAAGTTCAATTAAAAATAATCCAGAAGATTTTCCTTTTGGAATGGATGATTTTACAAAAGTTTACGACAAAGGACATCCAATTTTACACGAAAACTTTTAAACCAATTTTTACGGCAAATAGAGGTTCAAAAGACGTAGTTTTTTCACTTCCAATTTGAAAATCTTGGACGAATTCGAGTAATTTAAAAAGCGTAGCATTAGCGAAGAAAAAACAACCCTCTGCCGTAAAATTTAAACTTATTTTGTATGCTAGACCAAAACAAAAAATACTCAAGGAAAAACAACATTATCTACGAAAATGAAAGTCCGGTTCTGAAACTCAATCTCAAAAATAAGTTTATCGATATTGAAGAGCTTTCAGTTCAAGGAGTAATTTACACGAACAACTTCATTCAGATGTTTCCAGAATCAGTAGAGAAAATTGTAGAAGAAAAAAAATCCGAACAATTAGATTTGTTCGGATAAATACTAATTATTGAGGTTTAAAATTTCCAATACTTCTTCTAAAACTTCCTCAATGTAAACGAAAACATCAATATTTTTTTTATAAAATGTTTTTTCAATTTTTAAGAGCTGTTCTGAGTCAATCATTTTAACCTTTAAAACTGGTTCCATGTTAGGATTAAGAAAAAATAATTTTCCATGAGTGAAGTAATTACGATTTTCAATATAGGTATTATAGATTATCGAAAACTCTTTTCTTTTTGTTTTCGTGCTTAACTCTTCTATAGAATGAAATCTTTCATCAGTATTAATTATACAAATGAAGATTTTTTTAAAATTAGCAAAAGTTAATTTGTGACAATTATTTTCAAAATTATAATCTTTGCATTCTCTGCAATACGCATTTCTTTCAACTTCATCTGAAATGTCTATTTTTCTTTTATGCAGTTCGTCCAAAACATCTTTAACTCCCTCTTGTTCTGCTCCGTGATGATTTTCTCCTGCAAAATATCCATCAGGCAATATGTTTATGCCAAGAGTTATAATTCCTTGCTTTTCTAATTTCCATCGCTCAACCATAAAGTGTGAAGCAAATCTAGTAGAACCACAAAAGCATACTATTTTAGTATTTTCCATTTTTTATTGT